GATCACCGATTGCTGGAAGCTATCGACGGCGGCAATACCTGCGGTAAATCCCTCCCACAGCTTATTGCTGATATAGAGAGTGCCCAGAGCGCCAGCCAGCTTGGTAACCCGTGACGTCAGCTTGTCAACGGAGCTATCCAGGGTCTGGACGTTAGTGGCTGCCGACTTGACCGCCGATCCCGATTTGTCTTCACCCTGTATGATCAGTTTGACTGCCGCCATGTTGCTTCTTGGACTCCTCTTTCAGTTCTTGCTGGAATGCGCGCTCTTCGCCGATGATCAATAAAATTAGGTCCAGATCTTCCTGTGTAACCTTGTATTCACGGCAGATGGTTTCTCCTATCCCCAAATCAACCAGCGAAGATAGGATGTTATAAATACCGAATGCCCGTAGCAGTTCGGGTGAGAGCCGATCGATCAAACGGTGGCATTTACCGTTAAAACATTCCGGCTCGATATTATGGGTTTCAAAGGTTTTATCGCAAGAGTCGCACCGTATCTTCGGGTGGTTATGCGAGGCCCGAAGATAGGCGCCAATCAGTTTTTTAGGTCTTCCTCCGGGACATCGCCCAACAGGGTTTCAATGGCGGCAGGATCGTCGAGCAAGCCATTAGCGCCATCGTCAAGAAAACCGGCGGCATTTGTGGAGGTTGTAAAGACAAACTCGGAAAACTCCCGGCATCGGGTCATCAGGGTGTTTCTGTTTTCCGGGGAAAAATGGAGCGGATCGCCGCCAGGCAACAACAGACCGGGGTGATCATGATCTTTCTTGTTCCTCCAGCCATGCACGGCAGCCTTACCGAGAAACATGTCGGAAACGACACCAGCCTTTGCCTTAACCTTTTGCGCGGCTTCGCCGGCCTGTTTCAACAGGCGGGCCATCGCCTCTTTGTCCACATGCTGGATCAGCACTTCAGTGTCGGGATCGAAGTCGAACCACTTTTTTGGAGGGGTTTCGAAAATGCCAACTTTTGCCATGTAAAATCTCCTTGAAGAGTTATTTAGAAGCTCAATATCGGTTTACGCCAGCGGGTCAGTTGTCCGCTTGGTTGTTTGCAGCCACCAAAGCGGATCGGTGCAGCCGGTCATGCCGGTGGGTGCAGTGACACACCCCAGCAAATTGAATTCCAACGGTTCTTTGATGCGGCCGTCATCATCGGTCGGGTTGGCGTTGGCNNTTGGCGTTGGCAAGCTGCAGGTGAGGAAGCTGAAACAGATGGGTGTAGTAATAGGTGGCGTTGAGCAACGCACCGGTGCAAGTGATGGTCATTTTTTTTCGGGCGTCGTTGGCCAGATCCACCAGGTTGGTAGTGCCGGTGTGTTTCGGGAATTCCAGGGTCAACTTCATCTCCGGAAAGCCGTCATTGGATGGCTCGTCAACAAGATCCTGGGGATTGGTTCCGGTTGTGCGGAATGTTCCGTTGTACTCACCTTTTAGCTTGCGCTTGATTGACAGAGAGAACTTGGAGGGGTAGATCCGGTCTCCAACAGCCAGCGCCGTACCAGACTGGGAGTTCATAAGAAATACCGTCTGGCTGAACATGACCGGATTGCGATCGGCATCGGTGGGCAGGGTAACATTGGCCCAGGTGGCCAGGGTATTAACGGTGCTGGCTACCTCTTTGTTGATGCCGATAACTTCCAGCTCCAGCGTCAGGGGATTAGGACCAACCTCACCGGAAATGGTGATGCCGACGATCTTTGCGGTTGGAATTTCTTCGATGTAGGTGACCATGCTCTTGGCGATGGAGACCATGTAGCCGAATGGGTCGGTGTTCCATTTAAACGTGTGCAAATAAGCCGGTCCGGTGCCTTGCATGACCGGAGCGCCGGCGGTTCCCATCAGCATGGCTGCTAGCAATTCAAACCCGGCATAGCGAAAATTGAACTTATAGGAAGTTTCGCACTTGATCGGCCCGGCGGTCCCGTCGATGGGAAAGGCCCGGCCACGGGATTCATCTACTACAACCGAGGCATCCCGCTTGGCCTGGCCGGAGAGAAACTGAATTCCATCGGTGGCCCCGCAGGCAACCGCCGTACCCCAAACGCCCGCTGCGCCTACGCCACATTTTTTGATTGCAAGCGACTGATTTTTTCCGGTCATCGGTCCGGGCATGGTTATTTACCTCCCTTTGGGGACTTGGAACAGGGGACCGGGGACTGGTCTTCAGAGAGTGAATACCCGGAATCGTGGGCTGGTGAATCAGAGACGGTGGGCTCGGGACTTGAGGCGGGTAAATCCCCCGTCTCAAGTTCCTGGCTCTTGGCCTCCGCCTCTCTGCGCTCCCGATCGGCTTTTTCATGCGGGCTTTCGAAACCATTCGGGCGCGCGAAAAGCTCTGCCCCGAAGTCCTCTTCGTCAATGGTGTATTCCCTCCCGGCTTTGATCTCGCCGTATTTCAGGTGAACCCCGCCATCGATTAATGCTGTTACGGTTATGCGTGCCATACGACCTCCCTGCTGATGACAATTTCTTTGATAAAAAAGTAAACCGGGTGCCATTTGCCTTCGTCATTGGCGGAATTGCCCGGTGATGTGTACATGACGCGCCCGCCCAGGGTCGGGTCATGCATGACGCATGTTTCAATTGCTTCCTCGGCACGGATCAGTAGATCCTGGGCTTGTTCCCGGTTCTCACAGTTGAAACCAAAGTACAGCGCCACGGTGTGGTCCTGAAAACCGCTGATGTTGCTTCCCGGTTCAGTCGTGGCGTGTGGACGGGTAATCATAATGACGGGCAGGTCTGAAACATGGACCTCGGCACGCGGCTTGTAGCGGCGAACAACTTTGATGGTTTTTCCGGGGAATAGGGCGGCAATACCGCTGTCAGCAGCCAAAAGTCCTTTCAGGTAGCCGAGATCGTCGGAAAAACTCATTTCGCACAACTCCGCGTTTTACCGGTCTCGGCCAGTTCCAACAGTTTGGCCATGGCGCCGTCGGTCAACATCCAGCCGTCAAACGGAGCCGGTTGGCCCTGTTTTATCTTGGCCGTCCTGGATTCCGGCAGGACTACCGGCGTTGTCGATGACTTCATCCCGGAGCAGGCAGTCAATGCGAGACTCGACAGCAGCAACATTGCCGTCAGCAAGGTACTGCCTCCCTTGATCAATGTGCTCATCCCTTTTCTCCTGTTTCCTGGCCGGGGCGTTCTGCGCCCACGCTTCGAGTAGCAAGGCGATCACCGAGAATACGGCGGTGACCGCCGCCGCGATCCCGCTTGCCATTACTGGCTGCCCGCCGGGGTTTCCTTGGCGGAAAGAACCTTCAAGGCCTGGATAATCGTATCCAGAATGCCGTTGCCCTTGAAACCCGGGATCAACGTAAGGAATTCACTGATCGCCAGGGCTACCCCGAAAATGGCCGCCTTGTTGGCAACGAACCAGGCGAAGAGGGACGGATCGGCAGCAGCCGCAGCAGGGGCGGCAGCAGTGGTAGCGGCCGGATCGGCGGCGAATGCAAAGGGGGCAATCGAGCAGATGATTGCGGCCAGCATGACGGATCTCACAATGGACATTTTTTTCATAATGTGTCTCCTGATTGTTATTTGTTAGTCTTTCTCAGATGCTGTGCTCATTGGCTTTGTCGATCATTGATACCGTGCTTTGACAATTGGGGCAGGTCCTGACAATCATGGATACCGTCTTGACCTCGATCAGTATTCTGGCCAGGGATCTGCCTATCCAGATCAGGGGGGCGGAGATGATAGTTGCGGATACGGAGTAAACGATTGAATCCGGTACCATCATTTCGCCAACCCCCTTTTCCCCACTTCCTGCTGCACTTCTTCTTCGAGGATACCCGCGATATGCCCGCCTTGATTGAACTGTTCAAGGGCATCGTCCAGGAAGGGGCGACGACCGTATGCGGAGCTGCTGCCTTTTCCTTCGTGGATTACCTGGGCATATTCTGCTGAATCGTAAACGATGGCTTCCAGGGGACCGGCGCTGAACTCATCTTTGCTTTGGCCGGGGTCGAGGAAATCAAGCAAGCGTTTCAGATTGCCGGTGATTACCGGAACGGGATACGATCCCGGGCGCGCGCCGAGGTCATCGGATTGGCCGCGCAGGCGGCTTTTCTGCTTCATGACCGTGCGGCCGGGACCATTCAAGAACCCCATTGCCGACCGGTGAACACCCCGATTGACCCGCTGCAGTCCGCGCCGCAGGACTTGCGGCATATCGGCTGCCAACCCTTGAAGCCCTTCGATAATGACCTTGTCTCCCTGGACGGTTACGTTGAGGTCGAGCATCAGGGGTTATCCATATAATGGTCGCTGGTACAGACCCCACCGCTGTAGCCTCCGGAGTCCGGAGCGGATCCGCTGGTAACAACTCTCAGTATTTTTTCTTCCGCATCGGCCAGATACTCCTTGCGGGTGGCCTGGAGAGTGCGGATCAATGCGCCGGTGTCGGCATCGACATTGCCGGACAAGCGATTGATCCGGCGCTGAAGCAATTCGGCCGCGGCCATACTGACTGAGGCAGCCTTTACCTGGCTGGCGATAACCGGCACTGCGGAGTTGAAGACGGCATCTCCAACACGCCCGGCCAGTATGGATTCCTGATCGTTGATCACGCCTTGCAGAAAGGCGTCAAAGTCCGCAGGGTCACCGAACTGCTCGGCAACAAACTGCAGATCTTTCATGTTTTGTGGTGTGACTTTGGACATTGGAAACCTCTGTAGGGGCGTAGTGCAATACGCCCCTACGGTTCGGCCCGCGGGTTACGACAACTGGCACTTCCTGATTTGCTGGACTTCGCCTACTCCGGCGTTGTATTCGCCACAATAGGCCACGTCGGTGCCGCGTATCAAAATGTCGCGGTCGGTTTCGGCCGAGAGATCGGACCAGACACCGCGCTTGAGCTTGCGGCCCGGCAGCACCACGTAATATTCGGTGGTGGAAAGCTTGGTGCTGTACTTGCGGTTCAGGGTGTAGACCAGTTGGTTCTTGTCCGTGTTGGGACTGTTGAAGTTCAGGGCAAAGGCTTTTTCGATGCGCGCCTTCATGGTGATATTCGCCCGAAGCTCGAACGATTCATTGCCGGTCAGGGTAAAGCCCTTGTTGGCGCAGCCGGTAAGGATTGCGGCGCAGGCGGTATTGATGGTGGTGATATCATCGGTGACGAACGTCTGATTGACGGCCGAAGAAGAGATCAACGCATAATGGTCGGCAGCCTGCTTGTCGTAATACTTGGACTTGGCCTCGACCGCCGCCTGGTTCAGGTTCCAGTACATGGCATAGTTGATCCAATCGTCCAGGATGCCGATGGCGGCGGCCACGATCATTTTGGAAACGCTGGATTTACCGTCCTGGATACCGTACTTCTTCATGCGCTCGCCGGATTTTACTTCGGCAAAGGTGATCAGGTTATTGACGTCCAGAATGTCGAACTGTGTCTGCAGGCTCTGGCGCATGTCGATGAAGTCGTACAGATCCTCGAAACCAAAATCGAGCAGCGGATCGAGCAC